TGAAGAGTCAAATACGTCACCAGTAGCAGCAAGTCTGCCCGTATAGTGAACAGCAACCATGTCGCCAGCTTCAACATATTCAGCAGCTTCCATCTCAGGCACTGTCTCAACAGCGTCAGGCGCATCTAGCTCTGCCCCATTAGCATCTGCTGCGTCGTAATCATAACCATCATCATTACAAGCAGCGAGAATCATCATGGCGCCCAGCAAAATCCCTATAATCAATACACGTTTTTTCATTGCATTCTCCTTAATAAATTAACAATAGCCAAATTACGGCACTGAAACATTATAAGCCACTTGCAGCAAAAGAGGGGCGAATTTACAAAGCAGTGCTTGAGCATGTCTACTACAATAAGCTAAGAATCCAAGTGTGCGATTGCATAAAGTGGTACGCCCTTTTGCGAGGTTTAACAAAAAGTCGTACCACTTTTTGTGACTAGACTCACTCTTCAGCATCTACTTATCATTGAGAGAGGTCTGCAGAAATTATCTACCTCTCGCCACTTGTCTTTGGATGCTGCGGTTGGCTGCAAGTACTTCGTGGTAGCCCGTTACTGGTGTGTAGAAATTCATGGTTGCGCCGCCCTTGCATGACCTGCATGAGTCTGCAGCTGCTATGCCTCGTGCTATTTTGTTGTAGTCTGAAGCAGTATACATCGCTCCTGCAACACTGATAGCAGCTGCGTTCGCTGCCTGAATTTCAAGCTGCACCATAGGTGCTACATCAAAGGCTTCCATAACAGAATCAGAAATACCACAAGCAGCCTTGATAACATCAGCTAAGCCACTGTTAAGTCCATCAATAAGGCCTGAACAGATACCTTGACCAATTTTCATAAACTCACGAGAGGGCGAGTTAATGCCTAGCCTACTTCTTGCAGCATTTAGTGCCCCTTGAGCAATATCGCTCATGCGAGCTGCAATAGTGCTTGCTGCACTATTTATTCCACTAAGAAGTCCACTAACAATAGAGCGTCCAGCAGATTGCATCGTATTGGAAAATCTGTTTGTTTCCCGCTCTGCGCTACGTGTTGCTTCTTCGTATTCTTTTTGAGCAGAGCTAAGTTTTGCTGCAGATACTGTATGAGCAGCACTTGCTTTAGTACTATTTCTTTGTGCTCCCTCATATTCTCTTGTTGCTTGTGCAACACTGTCATTTGCACTTTCAAGACTTCTATTTGCTCGCTCAAGAGAGTGTGCAGCTTCTCTTGCTTCAAGACTTCCTACACCATAACGTTCAAGTGCTTGGTTATACCTTAGTTGTGCGCGCTCTACAGCAAGTGCTGCACCTTCTGCATCAAGTTGTGCACCTGACAGGGCATCTTCGGCATCTCTTACCGCATCAAGGGATCTGCGTAAATCATCTAATGTTGATGAGTAGACTTCAGTTGCCGCTTTGTGTTGTTCTTGAGCAGCTCTTAGACGCTCATTAGACATCACTGCACCCATTGCAGCGTCCCCAATTCCTGAAACAAGTGAGATAACTCTTTGTATTGGACCTGGCAGACTTTCATACAGACCTTTGAAAGTTGCATACATGTTCTCTCTAAAGGTCTCCATGCGAGCTGCTCCAAAGATTGCTTCTCCTAGTCCATTAAAGAAGCCCAGTAGTGTAGACACAAAACCCTCTACCGCACCAAAAGTTGCTGTAAAAAATCCTAGCAAGCCTTCAGAAAATCCTTGTGTTATCTGCTCGACACCAAGGCGTATCTTTTCTCTGTTTCCTGATAAAAGTCCAACGATGCCGTTTATAAGTCCAGCAACCATATTGATTGCTCCTGCTAGACCTTGCAAAGCACCTGCAAAAACATTTGCAAGAGCAGTACCTATAGCAGTAAGCTTTGCGTATAAAACCATTCCTGCCAAGATTATATCTCCTACTAAAAATGCAGCTATTACTTTCAGTACTGCAAGTAGTGGTTGTAGTGCTTGCATTAGGTTTGCCCATGCAGCGCGCAGCATCTCTACTGATGAAGTAACTCTTGACCATGCTTGACTAAACTGATTATTTAAGAAGTTAATAATCGGTCTAATCTTATCTCCTAGCAAACTCCAAGCTAAAGCGAAGGTGCCTACTACTGCAGCTACTGCTGCTATTGCTTTGCCGAATTTGACTGCAGCCGCTGTAAGGCTTGCAAAGAGTGTCGTTTTTGCAAAAGCATTAGCCATACCTTTAAGCACTGAAAACATAGTCCCTCTAAGAGCACCTCCAAGAAACGAAGCTGCTACCATAGCACCATTCCCACTGCTTTCTACTGCACCTTGTAAGTCTAGTGCTTCCTCCATTCCTCGTGATATATCTTTGCCTATTTCCTTTCCTATTGAAGTGAAATCTGTATTGCTAAGTTGTCTCCTCATTTCAGAGACAAAATTATCCATATTAGGAACAACATTGATAATTGCTGTTCCTAATGCATTGTTATTATGCATTTCGCATCTCCTTAATCTTCGTTTATTTTCAGATAATTAATTGACAATCTTTCCGTACCTCCATAAAGTGTTGGATTGATTTTTTCTTGTAAGTCTGTACAATTGCTTGAATACTTACACATCTAAGACATCGAATTGCCCTCGCTGTCCACCAACGAAAGGTTACGCATGTTACTTCCCAAAACAAGTAAAAAGTACCAAGCTGAAACTATTGCTGATCGTGGTCTCAATGTTGAGCAATATTCTGCAGAAGAACTTAAAGCCTATAATTTCAAGGATGTTGAACAGGCAACTATACACATAAGCGAAAGTGAACTGCCTCTTGCACTCGAAAGTATAACGTCGGTTGGTCATGCACGAATCCAGACCCAGCAAGGCTGGATTAATATGCGGCAAAATGAACTACTCATGCGTCAAAATGAACGCATTATCCACCTACTTGAAAGACTAGTAGGCGAATCATCAGCCCCTACTCAAAATACTTGCCCTCAATGTAGCACTCCTTGCGACAGCACAGCTTTCTGCTCACAGTGCGGTTGTAATCTAGCTTCTTAACACCAAGCATTAATTATTACCTGCAAGCTGCATAGCATGGACGCACTCCCCCAGCAGAACATTAGATAAACTAAAGGCTGCCTCAAAATCTTGATGGCAGCTTTTAGTGATTTCTTATTTCTTTTCGTGCCTCTTGTTTAACTTTTTGATTCCTTCGGAGTGTAGTTGGCTTACTCGTTGTAAATACTGCTTGCGGCGTTGTTGGAAGTCTTCTTCTTTTCCGAAGATTTGTTGTGCGGTTTCTTCTCTGTTTTGTAAGAAGAAATAGTATGACTGTAGTACGTGGATTTCTAAGTTGCTGGAGAGGGAGTTTACCATCTGCCATAGCTCATCGTGTTCTTGTTCTCGCAGTATATGTAGTCCTTCTAGGTCTTTGCGAAGTTCATTTATTTGATTGAGTTTAAGGGGTAGGCGGTCATAGATTTCACCACCTTGCACTGAAGTGTTTAAGATGTTGCTTGTTTTTGCTAAGGCCAATCCTTCACATAAGTTTTCCAGCCTTTGTTCGGTGTCCTGAATTTTTTGTAGTAAGTCTGCGTGTGTCGTAAGCCTAGTTTTTACGTTCATTTTTTAGTCCCTTCCTAATCGTGGCATCGGCTTCTTCGACGAACAGGAGAAAAGCAGGACTAAGCAAAATACGTATCCGCACAACTGTTCGGACGTTCTATGTTACCGTACAAATGTATGCTTCACAATAATTCCACAAACTAGCCTTTTAATTGCAAAAAATCCGCACCACTTTTCAAAAAATCGCTAAAGTGGTACGGATTTCTGCTTGCTGTTATTCTGCTTGTCTTATGGTCGTCTTAATTGTCCAGCTCTCAGTAGCTGTAATAGTCTTGTATTTTGCGCCGCTGTACCTGTGTAGTTTGTGATACCGTTTGCTCTGGCAATTCTTGCGCGGTTGGCAAAGCTGCTATTAACAGCGATTCGATTTAGCGCAGCAACAATGCTTCCCCTCGCGTCATCACTTCGCGGGAAGAACTGATTGCTGGCAGGTGGCGTTGCAGGCGGTGTTGGCACTGCAGGAGCAGGTGCAAGATTTGCATTTACCCTGCGTGCAAGTTCATTCATGCGTCCTCGCAAATGTGGGCCTGGGCAGGCAGTGGCTCTCACGTTGCTGTGCATAAGCAAGTTTTGTCCAACAATAAGTTGTCTCCAGCCACGTCTGCGTGCAATCTGTGTACACAAAGTCACCAGCCTGTCAAAGTTAGTGTTACTTACCGTCCAGTTAGGTGCGCCACCGTTGTTTGACACCCCAATTCCAATGGAGCGGTCATTGCCTCTTGAGCGATTTCCAATGCCGTCCCCTGCATGCCAAGCACGGTTTCCTTCTTGAACAAATTGAGCTACCCTGTCACTTCCAATTCCGTAGTGATAGGATACGCTGCGGTTGTTCAGTATATTGCGCACTTGATTTACTGTCAGATTTCCTGCAAAGTGGTGAACCATAATCGCATCAATGCCAAAGGGTCTTCCAGCACTAAAGTGCCTTACCGGTTTTTGTACAATATTCATTACCTCACCTCCCCAAAAACTCCACCAGTGCCCATGCAGTCCGTTTCTTTCCTTGACGTCTCAGCGTCTTTTCTTGCTTTATTCATCTTGCCAAGTTTTACCATCAGAGGAGACAAAATTGCCATTACTGCAGGAATAGCAAACATTGTCACTACTTCTACAAGATAAGGGACTCTCTCCACCGCTTGAATGAATGCCAAAAAGCATAGTGTTGCGGCAATAATTCCTTGCAAGATAGTACGAAGCACCGTTGCAGACGCTGAATTTTCACATAATAACCAATGAACCATTTCTTTATTCCTTTCTGTATTTTCTCTTAGGCCATCTACACTGTTGATGTAGGCCTTGTAACGGTTTCAAAGCTTCTATTTGAAGTTGGCGCAAGAAGCAATGAGCAATATGAAACATTTGCCCCAATGGTAAAATCGCCCCAATTGTTGCGCATTACAATTCTTAAGGTGTTACCGTCAGAAAAAGAGCCTGCAAGGCTGAAATTGAGTCGTCCCGACATTGGGAAAAAGCCTACCACTGCCCATCCAACAGGAACGGTATAAGTAGCTTCTCTTGTCTGCCTGTGAGCAAAGGTAAAATTAGTCGTTGATGTAGATGTGATATTTACCCGTCTAAAGAGATTGCTGGGCAGATTTCTAGGCTCTACTGCTCTGCTTGCAATGGCTGGGGCTGTGACTCCATTGTTGGTCAGTGCTCTTACTCCCACAGCATTATCAGCAATTCTTGATGCTGTTACAGCGTTGTTAGCAATCTGTGTGCTGGTGATTGTGGCATTAGCAAGTTTTGTACCCACAATAGTCCTGTCAGGAATCCTAATGGGAGAAGCCCCAAGTCCTGCTATCTGAGTTACCACTGGACCTGCAGCAATGGTTGCTGTACCAATGCGCAAATCATTTGCTCCAAGTGCAGTAACTAGACGTATAAACACATCTTGTCCACCTTGTCCGTCTGCCTCAATACGCGCCACAACATTAGTTGCACCAGCAACCACATCAGCGGTATTTAACATAAACCTGTCAAATCTTGCGTATGCTCCTGCCACAAGGCATACCCCACTTACTTCAAAATTGCCACTGCCCACAGCAACAAAGCTGAATTGCTCCACAATCATGTCGCTCCACAAATCACGGTAGAGCATGCGTCTTTGTGCTGCAGTTATTTCTCTCAAGTTGTCTTGAGAGCTGTCAAAGGGAAGTGTTGTTAAATCATTCATTTTTTATTTCCTTTCTAGAATTTGTCTAATAGTTGGATAGGTGGTGCCAATAGTGATGTTAGTGCGTGAATGTTGTCCCTCAAAGACTTCTTCAACTTCACTTACCATGTCACTGTGTCTGGCACCAAAAACTTCATAGCTAATACGGTCGCCTACGTGGTAATCGACGCCATATTGAAAGCGCATCTGACTTACTGCTCCTGTTAAAGCATGGTCACAAGGCTGCTCATGCAACTTTTCAAGTCCGCGTGCTCTCAGGGCTGCCACTACTTGTGAGTGTGGAATCGTGCCACCCTCACCGTCATCTGCGCCGATATCATTTGCATCAACCCACAGCTCGCCAAAAGTAGGACTTAAACTGCTGTCACGAATTGCTGCAACTACTCTTGCAGAGCCCTCGCCCTGTCCAGCAACAACTGCCAAGATGTTTCTGTCAACACTTGCAAAGGCAAGTTCAATATTTGACAAGTCACCATGCTTTGCCGACACTACAACTTCTTTGGTCAAGTCTTGACCTTCATAAAGCAGTGGTGTAATCCTCTCAGCTCTAAAGCGTGAGAAAAAGCGCAGAGGCAAACCTTCAAGTACGCTTTCTATGTGTTCATAGACAGTACCCCACGACATTTGCTGAATCAGCCTTTCATTAAGTAGTGCTGTCGTAGCCCCCGTATTTTGCATGGAATCAAAAAGGGGAAGTGCACGACTTCCCGCAACCTCTGGTCTTGCCGCAGTGGCAGCTGCAACAAGTCTTGTAACAATTTCTTCACGGCGCAGATTGTTAAAGTTGTGCGTTCGCCAAAGAACACGTCTGCGCAAAAGTTCTACAGGGTCATAAGCTGACAAATAAGCAGCTCGCTGACCCGACTTATCAACAACACCTTTGCGATTGATAAAAAGAATCGTGTCGCTGTCAGAACGTTTAAGATAAGTCGCCTGTGCCATGTCATCAAAACAACAAAGTGGTGCCTTCAAATCAGCAGTAGAAGTCATAAGGCCTGTGCGCCAGGTCAGACTCTCATATTCAGACAGAAGGGCAATGCGCTGCCCAGCTGCATTCAGTAGGTATAGTTCCATAACTTATACCCCCTCAAATATCTCTGAATAACGAATCACCGCAGCACCAGAAAGTCCGCTCAAAGTTACTCTGCTCTCTCCAACAGGAATAGTTGGAAAAGTTCCTTCAAAGGCACTGAGCCTTTTCTGTCCATTAATGCTAAGTATTTTTGTGCGAGTATCTAGAACTACCTTTTGATTTGCTAAAACTCCTGTCACCCAAGCCAGCTCTTCGCCTTCAATTGCAATACTTAAGTTCCCGCTGCTTCCTGCTGTCATTTCAAGCACAAAGGGTGTAGGATAGTCTCCACGATTAACAACTTGTGCTGACCCATCCCCTGCAATAGTTCCGTAGGCTAGAGGGTAAGTCACAGGATATTTAAGTCCGCCCTCTGCACGGTCAAAGCTGCCCTCAAAAACAACATCGTTTCTAAAATAGGGCTGCGGACATAAAAACGAAACCGATACTACAGGGGTTGCCAAAGCACTTGCTGCACTTACCTGAACAGGTCCGTCTCGATAGCCTTCGATTGCTCTTGTAGTATTGCCACGGGTGACTTTGATAACTTCTTTTTGCCCCAGCGGAAAAAGAGAAGAAATAGCCTGATAGCCTCTGTCCCTTGCTACAAATTCAAGAGTAATGCGCCTAGACTGTGCTCTAGACCCTCCCACAGAACCACCATCAAGAATCGCATGGTCAAGATGAGCAAGCTCACTTGGCGCAGAAGTCAGTCCATCATGTCCGACAAGTACCATTGCTTTATCTGCCCCACTTGAAAGCTGCACCCGATTAGAAATGTCAATCTCAAGTGCATTTTGGTTGTATTCCAAAGGGTGCATTGGCGGCAGACCGCCAAAATCCTTCTCCCCTTCACCGCCATCTACTTGGACTTCTTCAGGACAATATTCCTCATTAATGCAAACACCCTCTTCGTTTAAGAGGGTGCTAAAACTTTCATCTGCAAAAACACTTAAGTCTTTGCATTCATTTTGTACAAACATATATTACCTCCTCGCTGCTTGTCGTTGTGCTGTGCGCTGTGCTGCTAGCACTTCGTGATAGCCCGTTACTGGTGTGTTGAATGTGTTGTAGGTGTTACCGCTTGCACCTGCTAGTGCAAGTGCACTTCTTGATGCGCGTGCGCTGTAACTAGTGCCAACAACTCCTGCAGTTGACGCTGCAAGTCCTAGCTGTACGGTAGGTGCCACATCAAAGGCATCAGCAACAGCATCTGACATATCGTAAGCAGCTTTGATCACATCAGCTAAGCCATCGTTAAGTCCATCAATAAGGCCCGAACAGATACTTTCACCAATTTTCATAAACTCACGAGAGGGCGAGTTAATGCCCAATCTACTTTTGAAAGCATTAATTGCATCACCTGCTAGATTGCGCAGGCGTTCAATAATTCGGCTTGCTCCTTCAGAAATACCTCGCAAAAGTCCGTTAATGAGTGCAGTTGCAGCACTTCTCATGTTCTCGACAAAGCCTCTAATCGTGTTAACAAAATCTAGTACCATTTCACGGATTCTGTTGACAGCATTAGTGGCACCCTCTCGGATACCATTAAAAAGACCTGTCATCAGAGTTCCAGCAGCAGCCCTCATGCGACTAATTGCGCCAGACACAAATTCAACAGCACTACTAATTGCTGTGCTGATTCCTTCTCGGATATTGTTAAAAGTGTTAACAGCAAAATCTCTCAAGCCGTTAAAGATAGCAGTTGCTCCAGCAACCATTGCTCGCAGTGGTGCTGTTACAAAATTGACTAATTTTAAGAACCATTCATGGATTGCATTTACCATCTTAGGAACGATTGAATTGCCCACAAGGGTATTCCAAAGATTTGTAAAGAAGGTAGCTACTCCTTCAATAAAACCTTCAACAAAGCCCAGAATCATATTAATTCTTCCAAAGATAATATTTTGAATGCCTGACCACATGGTCTCCCATGCTTCACTGATTTTTTCACCGTCTCCAGTAAAAATCCCAACAATCAAGCTAAAAAATCCAGATATTACCTCGACAATACCCGTAACAACTTGCACAATACCTGCAAGAGCATTGATAACGCCGTTAACGATGCCGACAAGAATTCCAAATACCACCGTAATTTTTGCAATCTTCGGAGCAAACTTGGCAACTATTACCGCTCCAATAACCTTAAACATATCCCACAGTCCACCAAGTGCGTTGCGCAGACTTTCTAAGTGGGGCTGCATTTGCTCAAAGGCTCTGCCCAGTGAATCTCTAAACATATCAATTATTGGAGCAAAGAATTCTTTGACTCTAGCAAAAACTGCCTGAATCTGATCACCCCACAATTTCCACGCAAGTTTCGCCACACCAGCAACAGCCGCTATCGCCAAAATCGTCTTCCCTACTGGCCCAAGAGCAGCCCCCAAAACAGCAAATCCCGCTTTTGCACTTATTCCAAAAGCCATGAAAATCTGACCTAATGTTGGGAGAAGCTTTCCCTTGAGAAGAACTCCCATTGCAGTTAAGGTCGCTGCAAGTTCAATAATTGGACGAAAGGCAGACTTGGCAGTATTTTCAATCTCTGCAAATCCTTGATTAAGCCTGTCAATTGTCTCCACAAGATTATCCCACCCCTGTACTGCTGACTGAAAATCTAGTCCGCTCCCTATGCCGCGCGACAAATCTTCACCAATAGCTTTTCCCGCAGATTCAAACCCAGCTCCATTGAGTTGTTTCTTCATTTCAGAAATGAAATTGCTCAAATTGGGAACAACATCAATAACTGCAGTTTGTAATGCTGTATTTCTAGACATTTTATGCCTCCTTCTTTAATTTGATTCCAAATTTTTATCACTGTTCTTACCTTTCTTTATCTGGCTCTGCGCATTTGATCGTCACCACATACACAGCACAAAAATGCAGTGAACCTTCACACCAGGCTTAAATATCCAAAAACATCATCTTCTTGCCATCTCGTAATAGTCCAAATCTTGCAAATAAATTTTCACCACTCTCATGTATAATCAAATCCCAATGGAGAGATCTTGCTGGAAGGAATTAACATGAAAAAATGCTTTCTATTTCTATTAACAATATTGTTCATAATTAGTGCAGGAATACTTATTGGTTGCGACGAATTTGAAGTGAATAGTGGCAACATTAACAATGTCGAAACTCAAACAAGTGAGTCGAATGGAGCTGCTGACTCTCAGATCTATTCAATTGGTGATACTGCAGTAATGAGCAATTTCAATTTCACCGTAAACAGTATCCGCACAGACTTGGGCACTGAAGCCTTCCCACCTGATGATGGTAACGAATTTTTCTACGTCGATGTAACTATCGAAAATACCTCTAGCGAGTCACAACATATTTCTTGTATAATCCACTTCGAAATTGTGGACAGTGATGGAAGAAGCGTTAGGCAAGCCTTATTTGCACGAACTAATGGTCTCCTTGGTGGAGAAATCCAACCAGGTCGTCAAATGACTGGTGAATATGCTGTAGAAGCTCCAATCGGCATAGAAGGACTAGAGCTGGAATTCACTACTGGCGGAACCATACGCAACAGAGAAACCGTCATCTTTGCTCTCGATTAAAAATAATGATAAGCACAAAGCTGGGCACCAATCAACTCGATTGATGCCCAGCTTAATCCACGCTCTTAAATCCCCAACCTACAACAATGTACGACAGTACTCACATCTTCCATGTTGTCCTACAACTACTAGATTTCTTGCCCTGCAAGCAGGACAGGTAACCACCTCTGTTTGAACAGATTCTGCACTATCCTGAACAGCTTGCTCCACTTCAGTTTGAGGAAGCATGATTGTACGTGTGCCTTGATCAATATAAGCCTTGGGGAAATAATCTTCATCTATCATCTTTTGCAAATCTTTCTGAACTTCATCAGAAGATTTTCCAACTGCAGAAGCAATATAGTCGATAGAAGTTTGACCTTGGTTTATCACAATGTCAATGTACTTCTTGTATTTTTCGGCCTTTTCTTTCATGTTCCTTGAAGTGATAAATAGCCAAACCCCGCCGCCACCCAAAAGAACAGTCGCTGCCAAAAAGTCAGAGTTAGTAAAAGACAATACTAAGTAAACTGCACCAAATCCCATAAGCACAAAAGAAATAATTCTAACTGTTTTGCTATTCTTTAAGATAGCAGACCTATCTGTATTTGCTCTTTGAAAAACTAAGAACAGCCCCACAGGCCAAAAAAAGATACACCAGAAAATTATCCATCCCCAACTAAGAGGCTTTTTGACCGTATCTGCTTGAGCATTAGTACTGCTTGATTCCCGATTGGAATTTCCAAAAGATTGCTCTTTTTGTCTAAGTTCACGCTCTCTTATTTCAAGTTCACGCTCTCTTAAATCCTGCTCTCTCTTATTGAGGTTTTGCTCTCTTCGCCTGTCTACATCTGCTCCATGATTCATTCGATTATTCACTTTGTAGCTCCTTTTACAGTCGGTACACATGAGGGGTATGCCATCCCACAGCTTAAATCTTACCAAATTAGACGGGTTCTTTACGAAATGAATGTGCGATGCATATCTCATCCATAAAGATTACTGACAAAAACATACCTCGCCAAGTACTTGCCTACTTTCTCATTCGCCCCAATTGCTGGCGATATTCTTCGGCTGACAATCTTTCCTCTTGACTGCTATCTTGCGCTTTGAATTGTGGAAGTTCGACCATTTTTGGACGGTTCCTTCCCTTGTGTCCGTCTTTAGTTTGCATCCACACTAGCAGCCTTAACATGCCTACTGCTTCTGCTAGTAGATAGTCCTTCCTATCCCACTCTAGTGCTGGCTCTAAGGCACACATGCAGCGTGACTGCTGCGGTAAGTTTGCTGCTAGGTCTGCTGCATGTGCTATCGAATAGTCCATTCCCATGCTGTCAATATTTAGCTGATAATACTGTTGAAAGTCCGCTCTTAGTTTTGAGTTGTGCTCTCTGCGCAAAACTAAGAGCGTGAGAAGTTTGGGGCTACTTGCTTCAGCACCTCGAATAGAAACTCAGATGCTCCATCAGCAGTTACAATTCCGCTCTCATTGCGCAATTTCTCCAGTATTTCCTTATGTTGGTCACCAAAAATATAGCGCATAAGCTTTGGAATTCTAAACACATTGCCTGACATAATGTCATCAATCATGTCAAACATCTCTAGGTCGTTGAACTTATCTGGGTCAACTTCTACTGTTATCCCGTGTGAGTTGATAGTGAGCAGCTCTTTTGGCTGCTCACTTTTGTTAAAGTCTCTATTTTCGTTAGACACTTAACTCACCGACTTAAACTACTTCAGCTAGGTACTCATAAGCAGTGTTACCACTTGCATCTGGCAAGGCTGCAAGAGTTAGTTCATAACCCACAGGGTCAGAGCCGTTGTAGACAACATCACCTAGTTCTGTAGTTTTTACACGAGGAACTACGATGCGCTTGACCTGTCCTGCACCCATAAGGATTTCGTATACATGGACACGCTCTGCCAAAGCACGTGCATTGTGAAGAACTGCTGTTCCCGCTGCGTCAACTGTGACGTTTTCTGCACCGTAAACTTCTTTTAGGGTTTCTGTGCTGGTTTCGATTAGCTTGAAGCTAAACTCTTCGCTGCGGCTGGTGACCTCATTTAAGACTTCGTCTCCACCCCATGCTACTACCGTATTGTTTTCTGTGTTGATGGTGTTGGTGATGCCTTCTTCTGAGGCATAGCCTAGTTCAATGAAGTCAGATGACAGAGGTGAAGTTGCATCTGTCGGGATGGGTGTTCCTGCAGGGGCTGTAAAGATTGCTCCGCCTACATTTGGTCTACCAGTGCGTACGTTTTGTGAATTCATGATTTTCTCCTTAAAAATTGAATAAGAGCCTCCTTATAGGCTCTCTCTTTGACTGTTTTTCTTTCTTGTTTTGTTTTTTTGGATTTGATTTTGACTTTAGGTCACACACACTAGGTCAAGTTCGATTTGATAGCGAGCATGTCCAGAATCGGCAGCAGCGTAAGTGTGAAGTGCTGTTCTTGATACTTTGCTGATGCGATTGTCTTGCGTAAGCTGTCCTATCAGTTCATCAACTTGATAAGCAAGTTCAGCAGCACGTTCATTACTGGCTGCCCAGATTTGCAGAGCAATACTGGGTCTGTCGATGGCAACATTATCACGTCTGCCACCCGTTCGTTTTACTACGGCAAATTCTTCAGGTCGTGTTGCAGGCACATCTTGGTAGGCTTCAAGGCTTAAGTTAAGACTGCTGAGCCACTTTGTGATGTGTGCTTCAATATTCATATTTCACCTCCTCTCTTTTGTAGTCATAACTCACTTTTTGTCATCTTAACAATAACTGATAAAAGTGCTTATCAGAGCTTCTAATTGTTTACAAAAGATTAGCAAACGTTTGTTTTGCTTACAATTGTTTACCTTAGCTTCGCAAAGTTTCCAATTGTTTCAAAAAGTTTCTAGGAATAAAAGAGGTCTTGTGATTGTAGAGTTAGGACAACAAATGGGCTGCAGTGAGACAGTTACTTTCGACAAAAAAGCTAGTGGAATAACTGGTGCAAAACTTCTTGCATAGCACCTTTTAAAATTTCTCCAAACATACAAACTGACACTTTTGCTTTTAACACTACGCACTAGGTCATTAAATGCTTGTGCTGCTGGTTCGTCGTGGCACTCCTGCGTGTCTCAATTCTATTCTTTGCTATTAGACATTTGGACCATCGTTTCCGTCAGATGTTTTATCGTATGGCATATTTTCAAATAGCTGATCGATTTCTTGAGAGATTTTTGATAGAGGGTCTACTCTATGAGTTTGTGAAAAATCACCAGCAGAAATTGTCTGATCGTACAGGTAATCAAGTAGTTGATCTTTTTTATCATGTTCGTAATATTCGTGCAGTACTTGATTAAAATCTTGTAGCTTGTCTGTAGTGACTGTCAGAAGTCCTGCACCATGCCTGATGAGGATATCATTGGTTGCCATAAAAGATGTTCTTTTGTTGCCGTCCCAAAAGTGTTGCCCTTTAGAGCCCCATGCAAACAATTCAAGTGCGCGATGAGTAGGACTTTCGATGCTCAGAATTTCAGATAACTCTTTTTCAATTTGTTCTCTTGGTTTAATAGGGGGCCTGTAGCTTGTTCCCACAATACCGCCCTCACCTGTTCTGAAATTGCCTGGATCGAGAGAATCACCCTCAGCAACAATGCGATTAATTTCACGTAAGCTGATAGGTTTACCTGCTTGCACTTGACCAAGTAAATAATTCCATCCACGTTTTAGATTGTTTGC